TGGAGTTCCGCCACGACGAGAATCCGCCCGAGGAAATCCTGAACGGACACTACACGTTCCATATTTACATCGCGGTCCCGACTCCGGCTGAATGGCTGGATTTCCGGATCGAATACTGGGTGCCATACATCCAGAATCTCTGGCCGACAGAGGAAGTAGCCGCAGCCTAACGAAACCCAACCGAGAGGAGAACTAACCAATGCAAATCCCAAATCACGTTACCAACTACAGCATCTTCAAGGACGGTCGTCGCCTCATCGGGCTGGCGGACGTGACCTTGCCGCACTTGCAGAACCAAGTGGACGAACTGAAAGGATCGGGAATCTTCGGGACAATCGAAATGCCCAACCAGTCGCATTTCCAGTCGATGGTTGCGACGTTGAACTGGCTCACGGTGGTCGATGACGCTTTGTTCGCGTCGATCCAAGACGGCGCGCAACTGGACGCATGGGCGGCTCACCAGCTGCACGACAGCGCGACCAACAAGATCATCCACACCGGATGGCGCTACGTCATGGGCGTGGCTCCCAAGTCGTTCAATCTGGGCAAACTGGAAGTCGGTGCCAAGGGCGAAGCGGTGAGCGAGTATGAATTGATCTCGCTGCGGGTATTCCGGAACGATCAGGTCGTGGCCGAGATCGACAAGGAAAACGCCGTGTGCCGCTGGTGGAACGGAGTGCAGATCGTGGACAGCGCGTTGCGCATCCGACAATTAATCGGCTTGTAAGTTATCCCGTTTTCGGGATAAGTGGCGGGCATGAGCACGAACAACGACACAACATTGGCCGAGCCAACCGAGACAAATCGGCTGGCATCGGAAGCACTTGCAGCAGAAGAAGAAGCGACGCAGTTTCGCGACTTGCCCATTGAAAAGCCACAACCTCCGGTGCGCTTGCGGATGGATCCTCCGGTTGAATTCGACGGCCAGAAATACAACGAACTGGTCTTCGATTTCGAAGGGTTGATCGGGAAGGATTTCCAGCGAGCCGAGCGCACGTTCACCAAGCTATACAAGGCCGACAAGAATGAGACTGTGCTGCCGGAAATGAAACACCTTTACCACTGCATCATTGCAGCACAGGTAGCGGACGTTCCTGTCGGGCTGATCATGAAACTGCCTCGGCGGTATTACACTCCACTGAGGCTAGAAGTTTTAAAAGCCTGTGGGAGCTCGCCGGACGAGGAGAAAGCATAACCCAACTGCTTCGCTCCATCTCGGTGAGGCTGGCGCGAGCCATGGGCGGCGGCGTCGATTACTGGTTGGGGCTCCCGATACCCGAACTTTTGAAGTTCCTGTTAGAACTCGCCGAGCAGGTCGAGACCGAGAGGGAAGCGTCCGAGAGGAGGTGAGTTAATTGGCCGCTGGTGCCCAGACTTACGTCACCACATTCGCGGTAGCTGGCAAGCTGCTCGCGTCGTTCAAGACGACGATGGCGCAGACCAACGCGCAACTGAGAGCGTTGGCGATGCGAGCGAGGCAAACCACCACGGCCGTCACCACTGGATTTGCCCAGATGGGCAAAGCAGTTTCGGGACTCAAGACGAGTCTCGCTGCGCTCGGAACGATGTTCGCCGGATTTATCGCGGCGAATTTGTTTTCCAAGATATTCCACGGAGCGACCGAAGCGGCCATGGACGCCGATGAAGCCACGCGGCGTCTGGCAATCTCGTTCATGCGTGTCCAGCAAATGAAGGAGCGTGGCGAAGTTTTCAGCAAAGAGGTCGTCAAACATCTGAACGAGCAAAACGAGCGGCTCGAGCAACAGGGCGTCTTGTCCAGCGAAGTCTATGCGCAGATCAACGCGTCACTCGCGGCGCTCGGTTTCTCGCCACGGCGCATCCTCGATTCCAACGAACTCCTCGGTGACATGCTGGTCCGCTGGAAAGGCATTCGGGCTAACGAGGAGGACGCGACCGAGCAGATGCGCATCCTGCAAAAGGTGATCCAAGCGCCCAAGCCGCGAATGCAAGCGTTCATGCAGATGTTCCCAGAGGTCGGACCGGACGAGATCGACCGGATCAAAAATGCCAAGAACCGCGAGGAGCGATTGAAAGTGATCCTCGACATTGGCAAGGCCTACGCCGGGCTAAATAGGAAGGTGGTGAAAGAGCCAGGTGGAGAATGGAAGCGGTTCACCAACCTGATTCGCAAAGTGGCGCGTGACATAGGCCACGAGATTCTTCCGGCGCAGGACAAAATGGCCAAGGCGTGGGAAGATTTGTTGCCCAAGATCAAGCCAGTTCTGGAACTGATCCCGAAGGCGTTCAACTTCTTCATCGACAACGCGGACGTGATTACCAAGTCGATCCGCGACATCACCATTGCGATGCTCGCCTTGAAAGCGGCCACGCTGGCGACGCGAGCGAACCTCGCGGGACTCACGCTTGGACTGCTGATCATTTCCATCGAGAAAGCGTCCAGCGAATACGAGAAGTTCCAAGACTTGATCGCCAAGAAACCCGTCAGCGATCCGGAGCATTTCACCAAGCACTGGTATCTGCTCAACCAGTCGTGGACGGAAGCGTATGCTGGATTCAAGGCAATCTGGTGGGATCTCCCGCTCAAATGGCACGACCAGATGATGAAGTTTTTCAAGGACTTCGACTGGACGTTCGGGTTCAAAAAGCAGTGGGACGATGCAATCAAGGCGTGGTTTACATGGTGGGATTCGGTCAAGCAACACGTCATGCACCCGTTCGGCGGAGGTGCAGCTGGAGGCGGTGCTGGCGGCGCAGCTGCGGTTGCGGCCGCAACGGCTCCCGCGCAAGCGGCTGCGGCTCAAATCCCGCTCAGTGCCGCTGGATTACAAGCCGTCCAGAAAGAGCGCGCCGAGGTCATGGCGGACATGGCGCGACCGGAACTCCGCAATCTCATTTCGGCCACGCTCGCCACGGAAGCGGCTGGCGCGGAGGATCAAAAAAACGTTCTGGAATCGCTGACCAATCGGCTCGTGGCGCAGAAACGCGCAGGGAATTACGGCGGCGTCGAGGCAGCGATAACGGGCGGCTTTTATGGCCCATACAACCGAGGCCAGACGTCGGCTGTAATGGCGAAAGGTTTAAGCGATGCTCGCTACCAGCAGGTCGGCCAAATGCTCAATGAAGTCGCAGCCGGCCGTAACGCGCTCGGAGGACTGACCGATCAGGGAATGGTGAACGAGATCAAGGGCGCAATCAAAGAGCAACACGGCGAGGATTACTACGGCTTGCAAGGGCTACCAGGCGAAACGGAAAGCGCGGCCTACAAATATTCGCGACAGTTCCAGCACGGCGGGATTGTGGGCGGACCGACAATGGGCTTGCTCGGTGAAGCTGGCGCGGAAGCGGTGATCCCGTTGCGCGGAGGCTCGCGTGCGCGTGGGCTTCTCGACTTGGCCTCACGAATGCTCGGCGGTCCTCCGGTCGGCGGCGGCACTCACGTTTCATTCGCGCCAAGCATCACGATCCACGGCGGCGCGGACGCTGGCACCGCTCGCATACTGGATTCCAACCTCCGCAATCTGGCTCGCGATTTCATCCAAAATTTTAAGGCTGCACAAGCGCAGGAGCGTCGGTTAAGCTATGAAAGTGGTTACGGTTAACCACATCAACATCAACATGAAAGGAAACAAAAAAATGGCAGAGAAAAAAGCAGCACGAAAACCAAAGCAGGAAGAAATACCACTGGAGGGCAAAGGCGTCGCGCCCGTAAAAATCCCGAAGGTGGACAAGCTGGCTCGGCAATACGTCGAGGATCGCGACAAGCGACTCGCGGCGCTCACCGATGAAGTTTCGTCCAAGGGCAAACTGATCGAGGCGATTCACTTCCATGCCGAGCAGTTGAAGCAACCGGACGGCACGCTGGTTTACCGCTACGACGATCAGGAATTGCGGCTCGAGCCAGGTAAAGAAAAACTGTCGATCAAAACGTGGGAAGACACCGAGGTCGTTGACAAAAGCTGACCATCATGGCCACCGCACCGCTGCCACCATCACCAGTTCCGCCCGGCGGGACGACTCCGCCTCCAGCGGCCACAGTGAAAGTGCCGCCGAATGCGCGGTATTACGTTTCCGTGCAGGACGACTGGTGGGATTTAATCAGTCTCAAGGTGTATGGAATGCGGCGCGGTGACGATCACCTGATGCACAAGTTGATCGAGGCCAATTACCTCCTCCGAAATATTTCACGGTTCTCCGGCGGGATCGTGGTCATCGTTCCGGATCTTCCGGTGAAGACCGAAATCCCGCTGGTGCCGTGGAAATTCGCGACCATTGTCACGCCATCATGAACGCCACGCCGCTATCCAGAGAGGGTCGTGCGCTAAAAACGCCGCCACGGGGCGCACAGACGCGGCGCGGGTCACTTCTGGAGGACTCATGATCGAGGTTTTACATCTGGAAGTGCTGGTTTACACCCGCGAAACGGGCAAGACCAAGCCTGTCTGTCGCCGAGCGGTGCTGGATCAGAAGCAAGTGAAACGGTTGCTCGGATTCATGCGGCACAATCTCCACGGCGGACGGATACAGCTGGCGAAACTTCCACACGAGCAGGAGGAAAAACCGCTCATCATCGTGCCATGATCCTCCAAGTCCGCACCGCACGTCCGGAGATCAACATGAACGGGAAGGATTACTTCTCGTCGCTCGCGCCCTATTTCCTGTCGATGCAATACTCCGACAATTGTGACGGCGAGAAAGCCGACGACCTCCAGCTGCACCTCGCGGATAGGGACAAGCGTTTCATAAACGACTGGATGCCGGACGTGGGCGTTTTCGTGGACGTGTCGATCATCGCGGAGCGCTGGTTCTCGCCCAACGCGGCTGCGCTCAAACTGGATTGCGGCCGCTTCTGGCTGGACTCCGTTGACTTCAACATGCCCGACAACACGGTGACGATCAAAGGCAACTCGATCCCGACCGACTGCCAGATCAAGACCACCAACGAAACGCGGCACTGGGACAAGACCACGCTTGATC